GTTAAAGGCGCTTGGTTTATATATAAAAACTCTTTTTGATTAATTCTCTCAACTTCTATATTATTATAGATAAGCGTACCTATTCTGTATAAATCAGAAGGCGCAACCCAATAATTGTTACTATAGGTCATTGCCCCTGTAACTTCAAATAAATTTATTTTTTCGTTGAGAATGTTGAGCATGTCGGAGAACTCCGTGTCGTTTCCATGCATTCTACCGAATTGGTTAATGTCATAGAAGTATTGCTCGAATAGATCCATCTGTGCTTGATTAGCAAACAGATTAAATTCTTGAGGCGTAACATACCCTCGTTGCTCTTTATTGAGTATACTTAATACTCGTTGATAAACAGTGTCTACGCTTACGCTCATAATGTTTTATGTTATTAAAGTGGAGACCGCGCTAGCGATCCCCACTATTTGACTTATAGTCGTTTTTCAATTACATTCAGTACTTCCATACCTTCATCTGTTTTGAAGAATGCGGCAAGCGCTGAATAAGGGTGTTCGTCAAAAGGAACAGTCATGATCTTGCGTTTATTTTCGCCGTACATAAATGTTCTATTGTCACTTGATAATGTTAGCAATCCACGCTCTGTGGCTTTGATCCCAATATTTCTTAATTCCACGTTATCGTCATTGGCTAGCTCTAAGAACAAACCAGGTTGTTTACGCGCAAATATAAGTAAATCTCTTTTAAGTTCCTTAGAAGAGAGCTCAGATACCTTAGATCCGCTCTGAACACGCATTATCGCTTCGGCCTGATCGACTGCCATGTCTTTAGCAGCGTTAAGCGCTAATAATTCCATTTCAATCCAATCAACCTCGTCTTCTGCGATCGCCTCAGGTTTATACTCCGCAATTATACCGGATGTAACAAACGGGTGTACAGATAAAAACTTTTGCATTGCTATGTTCTCTTTAGGAACTCTTAAGATACCGTTTCTTAAAACAATACGCCCTAGTGTTACTGTTCCTTCTTGCTCATCAACAAATGGAGAGCGCTGGTTAGTAGCATAGCGTATTTCTCGCTGGTATCCTTTTTCTTTGTCAAAGTAAAGTAACGGGCTTTTTGCAGAGTGCATTGTAGGAACGGTGTAGGCCAACGGCTCTTTGCCGCTCGCTAGTTCGTACAATCGGTCTTTAAAAACCCATTCATCTTTTTTCTTTGTAACTTTTTTTGTTTCAGGCTGAATAGTTGCAAGAACTTCTGGTTCTGGTTCAACATATGTTTCAACTTTTGCTTTTGGTGCAGCTTTTTTAGCCGCAGGTGTTTTTGCTGTTGCCATGATATAATATAATTAAATAAAGGTAATAATTACCCCCGCCACAAAGGACGAGGGTAATATTAAATTAACGCTTATGCGTTAGTTGTTTTCTTCAACAATACGAAGTTGTTAGCTGCTTGAGTACACATTGTGCGCTCTGAAAGGAAGTGAACATTCATTTCATCAGCATCACTAGTGTAATTTCCACCAACTGAGCCAGTAACCCAAGACTTCATACGACGATCGTCTGCTTCAGAAGCACGGTAACGAACGTGTAAGAAAGGACGTGAGATGTTCTTGCCTAATTGTTGGTCATAAACAGTAGAAGTACCTGCAGGAACGATTACCCCTTCAATATCGCCGATAGATCCGCGAGTAGTTGAATCGTTCAAGTATTTCCAGTCAGTCTTGTAAAAGTCATAAGAACCGCGACGGAATCCAGAGAATCCTAAGTTCAATGCCATATCTTCAGAGTTGTCAAATACACCGTAAGATGTACCACCCGCTCCGTAAGAATTCTGAGCAGCAAGCATATTGTCGATAGACAAAGAAGTTGCACGATCCAAGAACATCATGTTCTCTTCAATAGCACCTTGCTTATCAAGCTCAGAAAGAATAGTATCAAACTCACCTAGTCCATTACCACCGCCGAAGTCAGCGTTGTTGTAAACTAAGCCGCGCTCTTCTAATACAGAGAACAAACCTTGAGTACCTGCAATTACTTGACCACCGTTAGCGGTTGGCGCGTTAAACGTTGATACAGCTTTTTCAGCTTCAACCATAGACATTTCTAGGTAGTCTTCAAAACGTAGGCGCGACTCGTGCTCAGACTTCAAATACCACATGTAGCCAGAAGTTCCAGCTTCAGTAGTTACTTCAACCCAACCGATCTGTGCTGTGTCAGAACCGTTAACGCTGTACTTATCACGTAAGATAATAGGCTGGTTAGAAAAATGATTGAACGAAGCGTCTAATGAGTTACCAGCTTCTTTAGATCCTTTTCCGTACTCATTACCGTATACGAATAAGCTTAAGTCTGCAGAATCTACCGCAATAGCAGCTGGAGCAAGACCTGCTGCTGTTTCATAAGCTTTGAACCCTACAGTTTGAATAGTAGCTGAAGTAGCAGTAACTTCTGTAACAAACGCTTTAAAAGTAGTGATAGCTCCACCCGCAAGGCTTTGGCTAACTACTAAAGTCATACCCGGGCCAATCAAAGAAGGCTTAGCGGCTGTTTGAGTAATCTCTAAAGTGCTGGTTGTTTTTAATTTAACATCATCGTAAGCAATGTGTAGACGACCTTGTTCAGACCATACTACTTGATCAGAGGCCATAGGCATCTCTGCTCCCACCATACGCAAGAATCCGCCGATCGTACGATTACCGTAACGCTCTACTTCTTTCTCGTATACTTCAGGAAGAAATTGTTGTGTAAAATCCATATTCGCTAAAGGAATATAGTTGTCACCGAACAAGCCCTTAACAGGACGTGGTGTTAGGTGCGCTAAATTTGCCAGTGTATCTGGCGCTGTTGCAAATGCCATTTGTGTAAAATTTTAAATGGATTATTATTTTTTAAACTTAACCTTAAGTTTAGAGCTGTTAGTTCCACTGTCAACTGCGCGTATTTTCCACCCATTAGCCGCTGTTACTTCTTCGTGAACCCCTCTCGGATTCATATCAACGTTCTTTGTGCGGGCCATACTATCCTTTACTGCATCGGCTTTGCCTTGCTCGTAAAAGTGTTGTGCAACTTGATCAGCGTTCATTGCGGTGAACAGCGATTTATGGTAGCCTTTAGCGTCCGACATTTCACCTTTTTCGTTCAAGAACTTCTTGATAAAGTTGTTAATGTCACCTTGGGTATCCTTAACCTTGCCAGTATCGTTAACCTTAAAGCGGTACTTTTTGTCTCCAACGTTGTAATCAAACCCTTGAAAATTTTCGTTAAATACTTTCGCGCTTTCGCGGTTAAACCTACTGGTTTGTTGTTCTGCAATTTTAGCAGCCTCCTCACTTTCTTTTGTATAGCGATTGAAAAATTCTACCGCTTTTTGCTGGTCAGGGTTTAACCTAGATCCGGCTTTAATTTCATCGTAATATTTAGACTTTAAATTATCTAAATGCTCTTTAGCTTCTGATAGCGCTCTTTTGCGTTCTATTTTCTTTAAACGTACATCGCGCTCCTCGTCAAGCTCTTCATCGTAAGAAAATTTGTCTTCTAATAAAAAGTCAATGTCTTCTCTATCGTACGATTTATATTTTGTTTCGTAGTACTCGCGCAATAACTGATCTTCATTTAACTGTGAGTAATCAGTATTAAGCCGCACATAATCTTCCAAAGTACCACCCGTTTCATCCATAAAGTCAACAACTTTTTGAATGTTTTCGGGCAGGTTTGCGCCGGCTTTTGCGGATTCTTCAATTGCTGTGGCTACATCTTCTTCAAGTTGTTCCGCTACTTCTTCTACTTCTTCGTCTGTAATTTCTTGTAATACAGAAGTTTCTTCTACTGGTTCTTCTTGAACAGGCTGTTCATCTTGAACGCGCTCTTCTTCTCTGGCAGATTCTTCAACTGCTGCTTCGACGTTTTGTTCTGGTACTTCTTCGCTAACTGCGGGTTCGTCGCGTACAGGAACCTCATCTGTGCTTTGCTCTTGAACGGCATTAGCTTGCATGTTTACTTTGATAGTGCCGTCTTCATCGACGCCTACTACCGGGTTAGTTTCTTCACTCATGATAAGATATTATAAAATTATTATTACTATAATTACCTAGGTTCAAAGGTACCTAAGCCAAACCCACCGCCAAGTATATCGTTTCCAGAGGATTCGAAGTTTTTAGGTGGCGAGTCATTTTTTCTTTGATCAATTAACTCGCTTTGTTGAGTTGCTTGCATTTTAGTTCTTTCGTCTTTGCGGTCTTCTTTACTAGACTCTTTTTGCTTTTGCCCATCAACCTCAATGCCCTTAAGCTGCATGTTGTATTGGAACTCCAAGGCCATAAGTTCTTTCTTTAATTGAACTTCAGACTGCATTTTTTGCTGGTCAATTTGAGCTTTCATTTGTTCAAGCTGCGCTTTTGTTTGGAACAGCGCTTGTTCTTTCTGTATTTCCGCTTGCGCTGCTACTTGTTGTGCTTGTGCGTTCGCTTGCGCTTGCGCTTGTATATTTTGCTGTTGTATTTCTTGATCGCGTAATTGCTTTTGCTTTCTACGCAGTTTTAATAACTGATTAGCTAACTTAAGGTTTTTAACTTCTCGTATATCAATTGCGTCTGATAAATCTATAAGCCCAGCGGAAAGCGCGGTTTGTATGTTATTTTCTAGCATACCTTTTTCTTCGTCGTCTGGTGATAATTCAAGTACAATACCAAAGTCGTGAAGGTATAGGTCATTAAGTTCTTCCAGTACGCCTACATTAAACCCACCTATCTTTTGAATAAAAGCTTCTTTAGACGGGCTATACTCAAGTATATCTGATATTCTAAGCGACAAAGACTCTGCTGTATCCGCTGTTAAAAACAATCCCGAGTCTAATATATGTCTTGTAGCGGTATTAGAATTCGCAGCAGCTAATTTTTGCACGCCAACCAGTGCTCTTGAATCAGGTGTTGAACCATCGCGAGCTTCATTAAGACCCGTGACGTCACGAATCATTTGCAAATAATAGTTATATGTTTGAATTAGCGTTTGTAGCTTTTGGCCACCTGCTCCGGTTTGTAACGGCTGGATTGGAACTTTACCTGGATTCATATCGCCTTCCTGAGTAAATGAGCGTCCAATAACTGAACCTGTTTGGAAGAACATATTAAGCGCTTCTTGCGGATTGTAGTTTGTGCCGTTCCCTAAATCTATCTCAGCTAAACCATCAGCGTCCATGTACACACCATCAGGCATCATTTTAGACAGCACCTGCTGCATCTTTAAATGAGTAAGCTGTATCATATCAGCAAATCCCGTACAGCGGCTTACAATAGATTCAATACGGCCTCTGTACATTCTTGGTGCTACAATACTGTAATTCATTTTTACTTTATTGTAATCACTTTTAGGACGTACCATATTTTTAGCCATTCCCCATTCTAATAGCATACTAGGCCCTAATATCATAGCGCCCTCATATAATACCTCTAGTGAGCGTGACGCTTTAGCAAATCCCTCGGAATCTGCAGGTGGGTTAAATTGATCGTCTCTTTGTATAGCTTTTAAACCGCCTGTAGCCGTTTCTTTTACTTTGTATACCTCGTTCATATAGGTCTTGTAATTAAAATACAAAACCTGCACCGTATTAGAATCATAACCCCGATCGGCGCCGTCATTAAATTGATTCCAAGAAGTTGTGTTATTATAAGACCCCGCTGCTTTTATTTTGTCAAGCTGAGCTTGGTCGAGTTGAGGGTATTGCTTTTTTAATTCGTTGATCGGTATGTTCTTAACTTCTCCAACATAATATATGTCTTCAAAATAAGGAGATTCAGTGTAAGAATAAACAAGATTAGCTGGATCTACATAATCAATAACAACCCCTTCCGATTCTGAAAATGTGTTTTTAACCGCACCAATACCGATGGTTGTTAAATCGTAATATACTCTTCTTTTAGCTAAATCATAGTTGTTGCCATCAAATAAAGTATTAATTGCTATTTCCTCTGCTATTTCAATACCTTGTTTATAGCTTAGCTGCATATGCAACTCTAGCTCTTCTTTTGAACCCGGTAAATTCTCTTTATCGTTTTCGTATAAGTTAATACCAAACGCTTCAGCCGCATAGTCATTAATCTCTTGGGTTTGCATGTCTCTTATAATAGAGTCCATATATGCAGTACGCTTTTCAACCCCGTATGGATCTTGTGAATATGCTTTTAAATCAAAAGATCTGTCCGCAATACCGTTAACCACAATATCAACAAACTTAGATAATATAGGAACAGGCTTCCAATCTAAATTAAGATAAGACAAATCACCGTTAACAGATAATTCATCTTTGTATTTTTGTATTGGCTGTTCGCCTCTGGCATATAATCTTAACCCATGAAAACTATTTTGATTACTTTGAAATCTTACGTTTCCTGAATTGCCACCAAACCATTCAGATTGAATAGCTCTACCTACCTGGCGGCCATATTCAAATGACATCTTCTCCTGGTCGCTAGCAACCTGGCTAGGGAAAAAATTATTTACAACTGACTCAGCCATAGTTTTATTTTATTATTTTCGATATATCTCCGTCTTGCTTGTATCTTGCAATATTGAGATTTAATTTTGTTCTTTGTAAAACGGCATTTGGTCTGTACATGTCTTTATGGCAAGCCATAACAGCTAAGCCGGAACTAATCGCAGCATCAAACTTTGTTCGATTATTTATATCAAACTTAGACCAATCATTTAGAGTTTCATTAAAATACATACTACCGTAAGTACCGTCTTCTTTTAACCCAATATATTTATCTATATACATTTCAATAGCAGCTGCGTGTGCTTGCTTAATATCTTCACTGGAGTTTGGTATACCTCCAATTTCTTTTTCAGTTACAGAAAGCTTGTTCCACAATCTGTCAGGTCTATTCATAGAATAACCTCGATAGCCTCTACGTTTAAAATAGTAAAGCAATCTTGGTTTGTTATTCTCGGCTAATAAAGGCATTCCGTAAAAAACGCACGCCATAAGTACGTCTTCAAAAAATATCTCTGCAGTTTGAGGCCTAGCTATATACTCTAAAAAGAATGTGCTAGGTGGCGCATCTTCCATGCTAAACTTCGTTAGTCCATGCAGCGCGCCTTTTGAACCTTTGCCGTCGGTAGTACCTGAAATATCATAACTATCACAGCCAAATGCGCCCATATGCTCATTCCCTGGATGTTTTATACCGTTTTTAATAATTGATCTGTTTTGCACCTCAGCGTTAGGTATCCACGATATTTTAAACCTACCTTGCGGGCTTGGTAAAAACATTACTTTGGTATCCTTTACGCCTAGCTCCCACTGAAAGTTACCAGTGGTTATAACATTAGTATTACGCAGATCATCATTGTAATCAATTTGTTCGTAGATTTTTGCTAAGTTAAAAATACTATTTTTAGTTTCGTCTCTAAAGGCGTGCTCTGTTGTACGCGGGAACTGTCTGTAGTATTCATTTAAAGCATCTTGGTCGCCTTTAAGGCCATCTACTTCATTATTCCAATAATCTACAACACCTGTTTCAATAGTGTCGCCAAACGGGTCTAAAACGCTTTTTCCGACAGGCGTGTCAAATACTGGCTGCCCGTACTCGTCAATAAAACCCTCATAGTTCCACTCCATAGGTATAAACAAACTGTACAAACCTGATTTTGTTTGGCCATTGTTATTACGCTTAGAAACATCGGAATCGTTATAAAGCTTTTTAAAGTTGCCGCCGCCTTTATCTAAAGAGTTTGACGTGGAACCCATCATGCATTTACCTATAATGCGGCTACCTAATCTAAGACACGTTTTTGTAACGCGCCAGTTGTTTAATATATTATCAGGTCTTTCCCATTTACCGCTTTCGTCGTGGACTAGCAGCTTTAACTTTTCACCATCATAAGAGTTATCCCCTGTATTTTTCCAGTCAATAGTTGTATCTAAACCTTCCATCTCTACGCGAGCTTCTTTGGACTGTATAGATTTACGAGTTAACTTAGAAGCAGGAACCCTATACGCCAATTCAGTCTTCGGTCGATCCATACCATCTTGTATGGGCTTGAAGAAAAACGGGTAGTTGAGGGAAATTGGTACAACTTTATCGGTAAACATTTTTTTAGCATCGCTACCTGATTTTGATAGTATGCCGAATCTAGCGTCGCCTGATATGGTTGCAAGGTTAACGGTTTCTCCTGATGCCATAAATGAGAATCCACTCCGTCTGTTTTTAAGGTAGCACATTCCGTAAGCTCGTGCGTCTGCTTTAACGGCCTCCCAGAATATATAGAATAATCTGTTTGCTTCACGGTAATCGGGGTTTCCAACGTCGATCTTACTCCACTGCAAGTACATGTAATGAGTGCCAGTAATATAAGTCGGGACGTTATTATTATAAAACCAATAACCGTTTTCGCGATTGTTAAATTCTTCATCTATGTAGCCCTCCCATTTCTCTTTAAACTCATCTGAATAAGATTGCCAATCGAATATACTTTTAATATTTTTAAGCTCTTTTGGGTAATCCTTAACGGCCCATCTGTTAGCTCCCTTATTTAAGTTTTTAGGGACTGGCGGTAAACCTACAACCAATCCTTGTATATCTATTATTTCCCCGACTTGGCCTGTCTTACTTATAACAATTAAATCCTGCTCTTTATTGTACCCGTATTTCCACTTCTTACCTTTATTTAATCTATGAAGCGTGTTAAGCTTTATAGGCTCTACTGTTTTTACTAAGCTCTGCTCGTACATTACTTAGATCTTTTTTCAGCAAAACCAGAAAAAGCTTCTTTCTTTTCTTCCTTGGGTTTATTATCTAGTATACGCTCTTCGTCTTGTATACGATTTAATATTTCAAAAGCATCAAATATAGCCAGCTTTTTAGTAGCTGCCGCGTTTTTTAATCTGTCGGCGGATATATCGTCATCTGAATCAACTATAGCCTCTTTAGCAACTTTAATAAGTTCCTCAACAGCTTTGTGACCAGCTAGGATTATACTCTTCTTCGTTTCCTTGATATTCATATTCGACTGTAATTTGATTGGCGGGTATACGATACAATCGTTCACCCTCTATATTAAATTCGTATTCCATACCAGGCTTAAACCCTATAAGTGCTCCCGCTTTAAAATCTTCACTGGCATACTTAATAATACCTATTAAAGGTTCTTCTTTATGCAAGTTAAATTTATCTTTTGCCTTTATAGGCTTTATAAAGCAAAAACCAGGTAAAGCATTCCATTCGCCATTGCGTTTGTATGCGTAAACCTGGTCAGGATATACAAAGAACATATCTTCTTTATAAAACGCCCGGCTGTCTTTTTCTTTGCCTCTAACGTCTCTAAATCTTCTAAACACATTGTGATGCACTATTATTTCATCACCTTCTCGTATGTCTCCGTTGGTAATTTTAGGTACGCTATTAACCACACCAAGCCTACTAGTATAATGGTGGTTTTGCACTTCTGTATTTAACAGCAGTTTTTTGCCTTCTATTTCTTTTTCGCTAGTAGATCGCCCATCTTTTGGGCTAACTATAAAGTTGTATACGCTTTGCATTACCACTTAAGATCATATTCGATAGATATCGCCATGTGTTTGTTAAAGTCTTTCCAAGGCATTACCAATTCTCCTTTTTGTATATACACAGAATACTTATCAGATTCTTCCAGTATATTTACTATAGTATGACCACCATACACTTCCTGTCCAATAGAATAGTGCATGGCGTCATTTTTATAGTCTTTCCCAATGCTAATCTTCCTTATTATCTGCATTTTCCGCGATAGTTCCGTCAACTAAGCTAACGCTTACATTGCCATAAGATTTTTCCAAATTAACTTGGAATACATTAAGCTCCTCTTTTGCTTTGTCTAATTTACCAAGAAGCTCCATTTTTTGAACTTCCAACCCGCCAATGCTAAGCTGCGTTTGGTTAATTAGCTGCACAATTGCTTGAAGGCTTTCTAGCTCTTCAGCTTTGATTTTTTCAACTTTGGTTTCTTTTGCTTTTTTCATTTTTTTTGGTTTAATATAATTAAATTATTGTTATTGTTATAATCACTTAATTTGCTTGATAACTAACATTATGCGGTTGGTATACCGTATATATTTATAAAATCTTCAGTATTTTGAACAGGACTAAAGCTGTAAGTTTGCGTAACGGCCCCGCCTGTAAATTGTAGTCTCGTGGTAAGCGTCCCGCTTATTGTTCCTGTTTGCATAATTGCCTCAGTACTGTTATAAGATTGCTGGCAAGCTACTGTACTTGGATTATTAGCAGTTACACTTACAGTAATTACATCAGTACTGCGAACTTGAACGTTGGGGTTGGTAATATTAGCAACGACTCCTGAAGTTTTTGTAACTTGGCACACGACGGTATCTACACCGGCTCTTGTTCTAGTTACCGTCATTTCAAAAGCCTCACAGCCCGCAGGGGGCGGTGAACTTAAAGTATTTCTAATAGCAAGTAAAAAATCTGCGCCCGGGGGCACACTACCACCACAGCACCAGTCTACAAAGTTGCCAATACCTATCATTTTATTTAATAGATAAAATGTCAGCCCCAGTAGTTCCTGTAGCTAAAACATAATCGCAAATAATAGGTAAAAAACATCCCGCACTTACATTTTTAAAAAGGACAGCGTCAGACGCCGTTGGTGCACCACCACTAAAGTCTTGTCCTGATATAATTGCTTTAACGTCTCCAGCAGAACCTACATAAAGTGCTGCTCCGTTTAGTTTTGTTGTACCGTCTATTGTATCGCTAGGCGTAATAGCAGCAACTGCTGTTGCAAATTCGGGTTGATTTGTAAAAGTTCCCATTATATATATTTATTTCTTTATTAACATTTCCATCTACGGCGTGCTGCGCAGATACGTTTATCCGGTGTTTTCGAACAATTTATATTATGCATTTCCATTTGCCCTTTTGAGCGTGCACAGTATGATGTACGACGCTTGCCGCCACCAGGCTGAGGAGCTTTTAGCTTACCACCTGTTTCTCTGTTGTAAGCAGCACGACCCGCCGCTGTCATTCCAGCGCCTTCTTTAGCTGAAAGAAAGTGTCGCCCTTTGCCCTTAGTAGTCTTTTTAAGCTTATTAAAAGGTGAATTTGGTTGTACGTATGCCATAATATAATGAAAATGGGGACGGGCAATAAAATAAGGTAGCGATTCCTTTTCCTACACGCCCGATGTAACCCCGTTATTTTTTAGTCTCTTGGTATGCTTCTTCTTCCCACGGTAAATTGTGGGCCCCTTCTACCATTGTTTGTCTAGTATACACCCTGGCCGGTGAGCGCGTATCTTTCTTCCACATAACCGTATCGTCTGTGTAGTTTAATCTACCCTGCTGCATTTGTTTTAAATGAACTTTTTCGTGAGCAACAGCATTTGCAATTTTACCATTGCTCATACCACGCTGCACGAATATTGTCCCGTCTCTATTTGCCTCGGCTTGAACGCCTGGATCTAATTCTTTCTCAAACACAGGAGTTCCGTGATCCGACGCTTCTTTATTAATACCAAAGAGCTTTTCTTTGTTCTTAAGTTTAAACATTACTAATCGCAATCACAATCGCCGCTACAGCCGCAATCGTAATCAATACTTGTAAAGTTAGCAGCTACCTTGCCTGCTGCGTCTATAGTTACTTCCTGCATTACAGGGTAACTGTTAATGCTTTCTTGTACTCTTTTAGTAATAGGTACTGCTTTCATCGTTCTTTATCTTTAATCATATCATCAATAGCTTTATTGTAAACTTTGTCTGTATATGATTTGTTTTTATAAAATTTACTTGAGGGTCCAATAGGCATGTCATCGTAGCCTAGCATTATATTATACATCCGTGTTATTAGTCTTCTCGTTTTTTGCGATACTTTAAAAACACTATACTTAATTGTTGTCTTATTGCGATGGCGCCAAACTTCTATCCAGCCTTCTCTACGAAGTCTTTCCCACCGTTTTTTATCCCAAGCATAGGTGTAAGATCCGTTAATAAAATCATCACGTGTAAACCTGTCTTTACAATCTAAATATATTAAAAGCTCAAGGTCCGCGTCTTTTATACCATAAGTTTTACAGGCCCATTTTCTAACAAGCCTGTAATACTTAAGTAAATTAATTTCCCTAATGTCCCCTGAAGTTAATCTCATTCTACAAGAACAACATCTTGAGCTGTAATTACGTGGAACAAATTGTCATTCCACTCTATACCGTGACCAGCATGCTTATCATATCTAATTACGTCGCCTTCACTAACACCGATCACTAAGTGGCCGCAACTAATAACTTTTGCTTTTAAGTACCTAACGTCGCTGTTTTGCTTTTCGGTTAACTCTAAGCCGGCTACTGTTTTTGGAGCTTGCTTAAGTTTTTCTATGATTATATAATAATTAATTGCTTTCATCTAGTCGCATATTAGAGATTATACAATCAGCGGACATAATAGTAGTAGCTACACTAATCGCGTTTTTAAGCGCTGTTTTTGTAACAAGCACTGGATCAATTATACCAGCCTTAATCATGTTAACTTGTTTACCCGATATAGCGTCAATGCCTTTATTCCGTTTTACCAAAAAATCTTCATGCTTAATATTAGCATTAGACATTATAGTATAAAAAGGAGAACGTATTGCTTTAAGCAATGAATTATACCCCGCGCCTTTATTTTTAATTTTTTGAGAAGCATATAATAAAGCTATTCCGCCTCCTGGCACAATACCTTCTTTTAACGCCGCCTGTGTTGCGTAAATAGCATCTTCAACACGGTCTTTCTTTTCTTTAAGCTCAACCCTAGAATCTGCACCCACATATATAATACCGACTTTTCCGGTAAGCATGGATAATCGCTGCTCTAATTTGTTTTTGATGTAACCATTCGTTTCAGACGCTACTTTAAGTCTTACGTCTTCAATGCGCTCTTCTAGCGTTTGAGGGTCAACATCAACTTGTAGTATTGTATTTTTGTTGTTTGTAACAGCCTTTGTAACTTCGCCTAAAACCTGCGGGTCTATTAAATCTAAATCGTCACCTAGTTCTTCGTTAATAACTGTGGCACCTGTTAGCATTGCTAAGTCATCGAGCGTATCTACTTTAGTGTTACCAAAACCAGGTATGTCTATTATATTTACCTTAATATTGCCCTTTACTTTATTCGCTATTAAGGTTTGGTGGGGTTGCTGTTCTACGTCGGCTACAATAAGTAAACTTCTGTTTTTCTTAACAACGTGCTCTAAAACGCTTTGTATTTTTCTTATGCTAGCAACACCTGAAGATACAATTAGCACATAAGGATTATCCAATGTGGCTACACCTTTATCTCTGTCTGTGATAAAATGCGGCGATTTAAGACCTGAATCAAATTGTGTGCCCTCTACAAAATCAACATACGTTTCATTTGTATCGGACTCTTCCATTAAAACAACTCCATCTTTTCCAACGCGCTCGAAAGCTTCGCCAATCTTTTTTCCAAGAACTTTATCGTTGTTACAGCTAATGTAAGCAACTTGCTGTAGCATTTCACCCTCAACTGGAATACTGGCACCATCAAGATGAACCATAATTTCTTTAGCACAGCTTTCAACGCCTGCTTTAATTTCTCTAATCTCTTTTTCATTTGCTTCTTTTGTAAGCTCTGTTAGTAAAGCATGAGCAAGGACAGTAGCTGTGGTAGTACCGTCCCCTGCCTCACGCACAGTATTTCTAGCAGCCTCTTTTACAAGTGTGGCTCCTATGTTTTCGACCGAATCACGTAAGACTACGCTTTCCGCAACGGTTACACCGTCTTTTGTAATGACCGGTCGGCCTAAAGCGTCTTCGTAAATTACGCATTTACCAGAAGCCCCTAAAGTAGACTTCACTGCGTTTGTTAACTTATCGACGCCGGCCATTATTTTTTTATTGGCTTTATCGCCAAATGTAAGATCTTTAACGATCTCGCTCGGGTTATTAAATTCCATTATATTAAATTTGATTAAATTAGTTTGGTGTTACTCGAATGTTTTAACGACTTTTGGTCCTTTAACGAATTCAAGCTTTTTAAGGTAATGATCAACCGAACTGTCTATTGCAGACTCAGCACCGGTTATTGTTTCCCGACGAGTTACGTCTTTCCAGCTTTCCTCCCAAAACAATTCTGTTTGGAAATAGCCGTTTGGTAGCTGTACAATCCGCCAGTTTTGCTTGGCAGAAGCGTGCTCCCAGAACGCTTTGGTTTCTTCGGATACTTGTGGGTTACCACTTGTCGCAGTGGTAGTGCGGTAGTAAAAAGTCATTTGGTTTTTGTTTTAGTTATTGGTTATTAAGTTAATGTTACTGATTTGTATTCTGCTGCAATAGCGGCAATGTTTGGTGACGCGGTAAATGTAGTCGAGGAACTCCCAACTACTTGCGCCGGTATAGTAAGCACATCAGTGTTTTTATACCCAGAACCTGCTGTTGTTGATGTAATGCTGGTTACGGTTGTTGCATCGGCCATTACAATAGTTACAACCAACCCTGTACCTGAACCACCTGTTGGAACAATACCGGTATATGCACCCGCTGTCGCACCCGTTGGCGCTGAAATAGCCGGAATTACACGGCCTGGGTAGATACTACCAAAAGAACTAACACATACATAAATTTTATTGTCTGCGTCATTAAAAGAAAAATCTCCTTTTAATCCGATAGCGCTATCTGGTGCTGCTGCATCTACTGATACAAACCCGTTTAAATCCGCGGCTGTTACCCCCTGCGATTTTGGTGCAGCGGTTTTGTCCGTTAAGCTAATGTCATTGTTGTAAACAGCTATTTTTGAATTTACTGATAATGGATCTAGTGCCATAATATTATTTTGTTTATACTTATTATTCTATAATTACTTGCGCATTAGTTTAGTTAAGTCTTTAGTCTTATCGGTAGAGCCCATTGAAGAGCCAAACCAATAACCATAAACATCCCCCAACGTGCGCAAAAAGAAACCGCTAAATGTGGTTATTAATCCTTTTTGTACTTCAGTAAGGTTTTTCCAGTCCAGGAAGTCCGTGAAGATAGCTGTAGCCAATCCTAACGCAATAACTAACGTTACATATGTAAGTATGTCAGGTGTTGATTTATTCTTCCCTAGATCGCGTGCAGCGCGACGGTCTTCTACCTCTTGCTCGTATGCTTTTTCAATAAAAGCTTTTTTCTCTTCAGGCGTTTCTATAAACTTATCTGCAATGTCAACGGCTTTGTCTATCAACCCGATTGGGTTGCCTGTAAGCAGCTTTAATAATTTGCTCATAATGTATCTGTATTAATTAAACCCCATAAAGGTCATCCCATTCGCTTAAATTTTCTACAACATATTCTCTGCACTCTCCAGCACTAGCATATTCTGTTATACAATCTAGCCCAGTAACCGTACATTCTACTATCCATTTGTCAGTAGTAATATTGCTATAAGGCTCTTGAAACAACACTTCTGCCTCCACCGCTTCTTTTTGCTCTGTGGTCATTAAATAGTATATATTCATATTAATATTGTTGGAATGTACCCCCGGTATTTACTAAGCTAGGAAAATTACCGCTTGTGTTTGTAGTATTATTTTCTAGTCTATACTCAGCTAGCAAGTTAGACGTAACACCCGCGTCTGCGCAGGTTGCTACCGTTCCGCTATTGTACAAAGCTGTTACATCAGATTGACTTAATACCGCGTTGTACACACTTACTTGATCTATGCCTCCTTTAAATACATTAGCATTGTTAGGTGAACTACCAACAGCATCCCCAATAGCTGCGCTTCGTATATTAAAAGTTGCTAGACTACGGGAATTAAATTGAATGCTTTGAGGTAATTTAGTGCCGTTCCAATATAAATTCATTCCTGAAGAAGTTGTATTTGAATTGTCCCTAGTGAATACTAAGTGTACAAATCCTTCACTATTTACATTGCCTCTGTTTGTAGAATACCATCCGTTACTATTTACTCCTGTAATAGATGTATTATTAGTAGAAGAAATAGACCAGAACCTTTGATGAAAATTACCACCACCGCCTTTTCTAAATCTTAACTGCATTCTAGCGTTAGTTGGATTATACTGAATAAAAATCTGGTTAGCGTTGCTTGGAGATGCTTCTCCAAATGAACCTAGCCATTGCATTTGGTTACTAGTTTCATCTACACGAAACCAACCGCTATAACTAAAATCATCGTTGCTGCCGAATAAATTGCTACTGTGGTTAGTAAACCTCAATGTATCATTAACCCCATCACCTAACCAGTAGTAAAGGCTTGGTGTGAACGCAGAATGGTCATAACCGTACCAATCACTCATTGCAAAAGGTGCGGTTGAAGACGGGTAGCTAGGTGAATTAGTGTTAATAGTAAATATAGCTCCTTGAGCTAATTGTTTTAGTGAGGCTGTTTCAGATGGGTCCACTTGGCCTTCCGTTAAGATCTCAGCAACACTTATTGCTCCGCTACTTGGTAAAGCCATCTAACTTAATTTTTAAATCGTTAATCTGCTCTTGTTGTTCTTTCATAGCTTCAATAAGAACTGCTACAATGTTACCATAAGCTACCGAGTACATACCGTCGTTATTTTCATGCACAACTTCCGGTATTACCTCTAATAGCTCTTGCGCTACAACCCCCATAGAGGATTTACTCTCGCCTAACTTATTATAAGTTACCCCGCGAAGCGCTGAAACTTTATCCAACGCGTTAGGTATAGTTTCTATATTTTCTTTAACCCTTGCATCGGAGAACGCTGTAATATCACCTGTTGCCGTAAAAGAACCAGCTAGCGCATTACCACTAGAAGACAAATTACCTAAGCCGACTTCTCCTGGACTGTCTATAGTACAATTTAAAGTGACTGCACCAGAAGTGCCGCCACCGGACATTCCGGTACCAGCGGTAACAGCTGTTATATCACCAGTATTGCTAGTATAGCCCGCGTCGTTATTAAACCCGCTAATGTTTACAACTGACTGGTCGCCTGTAATTTCCTCCCAAGTCAAGCCTGTTATAAAACCACTATCGTTGCTAAATATGCTTAACCCTATTTCGTTGGCGGCTTTTCTGCGCTCAGCCCCGTTGTCTAGTACGATAAACTCGTCAGTACCAACCATGGTTTGAGTCATGTCAGCTAGCTCTGAAAGATCGAGGGTAATAGTAACGGAGCCACTAGTCGCCGTGCCGTCTAACCCCGTACCTGTACTTACACCTGTTATTGTACCTGTGTTAGCGGTAAAACCGGAGTCATTGTTAAAACCACTTATATTTATGTTTGCTGGGTCACCCGCAATCTCAGTCCAGTCTACGCCTGTTATATAACCCGCGTCATTAGTCCATTGGTTGTTACTACCAGACTTATTTGTAAAAGTTTGTGTATTGCTTGCAGTTGTAGTACCGCTACCGGTGCCCGCTCCAATTAAACTTCTTACTTCAGCTGCGGATATTCCCGAGTTTAAAGATGGGGTTGATCCATTAGATAGAATTGCAGGTGTACCCGTATCACTTACCTTAGCGGTATTAGCTGTAATAGCTGTTGCTTGGGCACTTGTAATCGTAGTCGTATTACCCGCCTTAGCAGTAGACGCCGTAGTACCTATTGCGAGGCTAGAAGTCCCCGCTCCAATAAGGCTACGTACCTCTGCCGCACTAATACCTGAGTTTAGCGATGGTGTTGTGCCATTAGAAAGTATTGCAGGCGTGCCTGAATCAGTTACTTTAGCAGTGTTGGCAGTAATAGCAGATGCTTGGCTTGATGTAATGCCTGTTTTAGCCGTATTGGCCGTAATAGCACTTGCTTGACCAGACGTTATACCGGTCTTAGCACTGTTTGTAGAAATAGCAGTAATCTCTGCAGAAGTGATAGTCCTAGTATCACCCGCCATTGCTTCTTCTTCCGAAGAGCCTATCACCATACTAACCTTAGCGGTGTTAGCCGTTATCGCGGAAGCCTGCGAAGATGTTATACCAGTCTTAGCGGTATTAGCGGTAATAGCAGTCGCCTGTCCTGAGGTAATTGTTGTTATGTTACCTGCCTTTGCGGTTGACGCCGTTGTGCCTATAGCTAGACTTGAAGTACCCGCACCTATAAGATCTCTAATTT